CCTATGACGGGACCGAGATCGGACTTCGCGCGCTGGAGAAGCACCGCGAGGAGCAACAGAAAAGCCAAGCCGCGCGCCGTCTGCGCATGAAGGCGAAGCTGACCCAATAGCAGCGGTCTCCCGCTGTTGGCCCTTCCCCGCGCCTTGGGCAAGCGCTCGGACTGATCGTCGTGAGACAGACCAGATCCCTTAGATGGAGGCCGAAATGGCTGAAGTTAAAGACCTGCGGGAGAAGATGGCGACCATCGCCACCGAGGCCCGCTCCAAGCTGTCGGAAGTGACCGACAAGACGCCGGAAGCCCGCGCTGCTGAGATCGAGCGCGAGTTCGACGCGATGATGGCCGAGCATGACAAGCTGGCCGCGAAGGTGGAGCGCTTGGAGCGCGCCGAAGCTGCCCTGCGTGCAGCGGAAAGCGTGGACCTGTCGCGTCGTCCGGTCGGCGAAATCGGCTCGGCTCGTGCCGTGGACGAAGGCCAGAAGATCGATTATCGCGCCGCTTTCGCGGAGATGATCGCTGCTGGCGGTGAAGGCTACGTCGATCAGGAAGTGCGCAATGTCCTGAAGGAATATCGCGTTCAGACTGGCGGCACCAACTCGGCAGGCGGCTTCACCGTCCCGACCGAGCTGGCCACCTTCATCGAGAAGGCGATGATCGCGACTGGCCCCATGTATGGGAACCAGTTCTTCACGGTCATCAACACCGCTGCGGGCAACACCTTCAACATCCCGACCGTGGACGATACCGCCTCGGTTGCAGTCGCGCACACGGAAGGCACCCAGCCGACCGACGATGGCGGCTCGGATGTGACCTTCGCTCAGAAGTCGCTGGGCGCGTTCGCCTTCGACTCGGAGTGGATTCGCTGGTCCGCAGAACTCAACGCAGACAGCGTTCTCAACATGGAGAGCCTGCTGGGTGAGCTGATCGGTGAGCGCCTCGGTCGCATCGCCAACTCCAAGCTGACCACCGGCTCGGGTTCCTCGGATGTCGAGGGGATCGTGACCACCTCGGCAGCGGGTAAGACCGCAGCAGCGACTGCCGCTGTGACTGCCGACGAGATCATCGACCTGATCCACTCGGTTGATCCGGCCTATCGGACCGCGCCTTCCACGGCCATCATGATGAATGACAGCACCCTCGCTGCCGTTCGGAAGCTGAAGGATGGCAACGGCAACTACCTCTGGCAGATGGGCAACTATCAGGCCGGTATCCCGCAGAACCTGCTGGGCTACAACGTGGTGGTTAACCAGGCGATGGACTCGCTGGCCGCAGCCAAGAAGGTCATCCTCTTCGGTGACATGTCGAAGTTCTACGTCCGCAAGGTCGGCGCTCCCTCGCTCTACGTGGCGCGCGAGCGTTTTGCCCCGGATTTCGGCATCCTCGGCTACATCCGCTTCGACGGTGTTCTGACCAACACCGCAGCGATCAAGCACCTGATCACTGCGGCTTCGTAAGGTCTGACCTAAGGCAGGGCGGCGCATGTCGCCCTGCTTTCCCAAGCCGATCTGAAGGAGGCGACCATGCCGAAGGTAAAACTGCTGACCTCGATGGCTGGCATCAATTTTTCCCACAATGCGGGCGACGTGATCGACTGCAACGAGGCCGAGGCCGTTCGCTTCATCGCGGCGGGCATAGCGGAGCCTGTGGATGGCGCGAATGTCGAGCGTGCCACGCCGAAGCGGGTCACTCGCCGCGCGGTGAAGGGCGAGTAAATCATGGCGCAGCCGCTGGCCTGTCACGACGCGCTGGAACTGATCGACGCGCCTGCTACGACGCCGATCACCTTGGCCGAGGTGAAAGCGCAGCTTCGCGTTGAGCATACCGACGACGACACCCTGTTGACCCGCCTCATCGCGGTGGCGGTCGCCTACACGGACGTGATGGGCGCGCTGGGTCATGCGATGATTTCGCAGAAGTGGGGCCAGTGGGTGAACAGCACCCCGCCTCAGTCGGTCAAGCTGATCCTCGGGCCGGTGATCCAGGTAAACGCGGTCAAATACTACGACACGGCTGGCGATCTACAGACGGACACCCTGAGCAACTACGATGTGACCGGGACTTCCTTCGCCTCCTATGTCGAGCCTGCTGAGGGCTTCGACTGGCCGGTGACGCAGGATCGGGCGGACGCCATCCGCATCGAATACACCATCGGCTATGGCGAGGCGACGACCGACATCCCGGACACGCTTCGTCACGCGCTCATGCTTCTCGTGGGTCACTGGTATGACAACCGCGAAAATACCGCGATGGATGAGCTGAGCAACATCCCCTACGGCTTCGACATGCTCGTCGATATGCACCGGCGGTGCTGGTATGGTTAAGGCTGGCCTCTACCGTGAGCGTGCCGAGTTCCAGCGCCTCTCCGAGGGCGCTGTGGATGACTATGGCAACGTATACACGGGCTGGGCCACGCTTGCGACCCGCTGGGCTGATCTGCGCGAGCGGACCGGCAAGGAGGCCATTCAGGGCGGCGCGCTGTCCGATGTCGGTCTCGCCACCATGCGGGTGAGGAAGGACAGCACCACCGAGACCATCACGGCTGCGGATCGCGTCGTGGCGCGCGGCTTCACCTGGGCCATCAAGGACGTGATGCAGGTCGATGCGAAAGGGACCATGATCGAGGTTCGGCTGGAGCGCGGGGTGGCGACATGAGGGTCGAGGGAGCCAAGCGCCTCAGCCGCCAACTGAAGGGCCTGCCGGTTGAGGTGCGAGCCGAAGTTGCGAAGACGATCCGTCGGAACACCGAAGCGGGCGCGCGGCTTGCTCGTCGTCTTGTCCCGTTTGATACGGGCGAGCTGAAGGGCTGGATTCATACCAAATATGACTCTGGAGGGATGCGAGGCTCAATTGAGGCTGCGCCTGAAACCAAGGAAGCCCAGATCAAGGCTCGGGCTGTGGAGTTCGGTCGAAAAAATGCACGGACGGCTTGGGGAACACGGACCAAGGCAATTGCATCAACGGGTCAGACAGCCGCGCGTCCTTATATGCGGATCATGCAGCGGCACTTGGGAAAACGCTTCCGCAGCAGCATCAAGGCCGCGATACGCAAGGCAGCGCAAAGGACTGTGAGCGGTGGCTGATGGTTTCGCACTGGCCCTGCAAAAGGGCATTCGCGCTGCGCTGGTCTCGAACGGTGGCATCACGTCGCTTGTCTCGACGCGCGTCTATGATGAGCCGCCGCAGGACGTGACGTTTCCGTATCTGCGGTTCGGTGACATTGAGCCGAGCGCGTTTGATACGGACACCACCGAAGGCTCGCTCGTCTCCCTGTCCCTTGAGGCGCATTCCCGCAGCGCCTCGGGCCGGGTCGAGGCTGTGCGGATCGTGGAAGCGGTCAAGGCCGCCCTTCATCGCCAGGAGGCCTCTGTGACGGTCACGGGGCACACGCTCGTCGAGCTGATCTTTCAGACCTACTCGGTCACCCGAGATGGTGAGGGCCGTGGCTACACTGCCGTCATCGCTCTTCAAGCCATGCTTGAGGAAACCGCCTAACTCCCCGCGCCGTGTGCAAGCGCAACTATGGAGGCCGATCATGGCTAAACAACTTGGACGCGCCCTGCTCGTGAAGATCGGGGACGGTGAGGCTTCGGAAACGTTTTCGAACCTGTGCGGACTGAACTCGAAATCGCTCACGATCAACAACTCGTCGATTGACGTGACCACCCCGGACTGCACCACGCCTGGCGGCGCGCTGTGGACCGAGACCCTCGCTGGCCTGAAGAACGTCTCGGTCTCTGGTGACGGTTTCTTTGAGGACAGCACGGCAGAGGCACGGATGAACACCGTGGCGATGTCGGCGGACAATGCCTGCAACTTCCAGATCATCGTGCCTGACTTCGGCACCTATGCCGGATCGTTCCGCATCGCGTCGGTCGAGTTCGGCGGCGAGACCGAGGGCGGCGTGACCTATTCGCTGTCGCTGGAAAGCACTGGCGCGGTCACGTTCACGGCTGCCTGATGGCTATCACGGCAGAAGCGCCGCGCGGGGGTGTCGTCGAGTATCTCGGCGGCACCTCCTACGCTTTCGTGCTGCGGAACCGGGAGATCGAGCGTTTCGAGGACAAGCATCGCGGCATCTTTGAGTTCTGGGACGGCATCTTCGGTCGCGGGAAGAAACCGACCAGCACCGAGGTGCGAGACCTTGTGGCGCTGGGCTTGGTCGGCGGCGGGTTGAAGGATGCCGAGGCGGACAAGATCGTGTCGGCTTGCGGCCCTGACGATCTGCTGCGCATGTTTCAGTTGGCGCAGGCAATCATCGGCGTTGCCTTTATCCCTGACGCGATGGACCAGGCCTCAAAAAAAAAGACCAGACGGGCAAAATCCCCGAGCGCCTCAACGTCCGAGGGATGATCCAGAACGGGATCGTCATCGGCTTACGGCCTGAGGAAATCCGTGATATGTTGCCCCGAGATACTTGGCTTGTTTTCGAGGGCTGGCAGCGCGCGCACAGTCCGAAGAAGCCGGGGCAGGATGCGATGTCCGAAGAGGAATATCGCGCGCTTGTGAGGGCAGTCGATGGCGATCAGCGCAGAACAGCTTAATGTGATCCTGAGCGCCCGCGACCGCGAGTTCACGCGGGCGATGGAACGGGCGCAGCGACGTGTCGAGCGGTTTTCTCGGGAGTCCAATCAAAGCCTCGGAAAGACATCGCAAGCCTGGGGTGCTTTGGCGATGCAGGCCAAGGCGTTCATTCCGGCTTTGTCGGCTGGTGTCCTGATCGCTCAGACCCGCCGCGTGGTGTCTGAGCTGGATCAGCTTGGCAAGACGGCTGACAAGCTGGGTCTCACGACTGATGCGCTACAGGAACTTCGGGTCGCAGCCGAAAGCGCAGGTGTCAGTTCCGACACTCTCGACATGGCGATGCAGCGTTTCGGTCGGCGCTTGGCTGAGGCGCGTCAGGGCGCAGGCGAGGCGAAGGGCGCACTAGAAGAGATGGGAATCGAGCTGTTTGGCGCTGGTGGTCGCGCTCGCAGCACCGAAGAGGTTCTCAACGATGTTGCAGACGCCATGCAGGGCATGAGCGTCCAGACTGATCGCAACCGGATCGCCATGCGCTTGTTCGACAGCGAAGGCGTGGCCCTCGTCAATATGCTGCGGGATGGCTCGGACGGTCTTGATTCGATGCGGCAGCAGGCGCGCGACCTCGGCATCGTGATCGACGAAGACCTGATCCGTGGGGCCGAGGATGCGGAAAATCAGCTAGGACTGATGTCTCGCGTGATCGACGCCAATCTGACGCAAGCGCTGATCAATCTTGCCCCGCTTCTGGTGGCCGCTGCTGAAGGCATCGCTGGCATCTCTCGGGCGATCAACGGCATCTTCGATGCCTTTTCTGGCGAGCAGGATGTCGGAAGCCAGATTGCTGATCTGATCGCACAACAGGCTGATCTTCGAGTTCAGATGGAACGGGCTGCGCTCGCGCCTGGCGATCCTTCCGCGAACCCGGCGATCCAGAACTATCAGCAACAGCTACAGGCGGTGAATGCGGAGCTGAACAAGCTGATCGCGGCGCAGAACGAGGCCGAATCCGGTGGCGGCTTGATGCCTCTGGAAGAGATCGTCATCGACAGCAGCGACGACGTGGTGGAAGAAGTCGAGCGTGTCGCTGGTGCAACGCGATCCGTTGCTGATGCAGCAGAGGACGCGACCGACAACATCGAAGACATGCTGACGCGGATCATCGAGGCTTCCCCGGCGTTGCAACAGCTTGGATTTGATGCCGAGGGGCTTCGCAGCGTGATGGGGACTGTCGAGAGCAGCATGGAGAACGCCTTCATGTCCATGCTCGACGGGACCGCTACGGCAGGAGATGCCTTCCGGGCTATGGCTGCGGACATCATCCGGGAGCTGTATCGGGTTCTGGTGGTGCAGCGTCTCGTCGGCAGCTTCACGGCTGGCGGTGGCGGCATCCTCGGATCAATCTTCGGCGCGATGGGCGGCGCGACTGGCGCAGCGTCCGGGCGCTCTGTGCAGGCTGGTCAGCCCTACACGGTCGGTGAACACGGGCGCGAGCTGTTCGTCCCCAGCACCTCCGGGCGTGTTCTCAGCGCTGCGCAGACGCAGAACGCCATGCGAGGCGATGGTGGGGTGACGATCAATCAGACGTTCCAGTTCACGGCCAATGGCGACGACAGCGTGAAACGGATCATCGCTCAGGAGGCCCCGAAGATTGCCGCCCTGACCCAGAAGCAGATCGTGGATCAGCGGCGGCGCGGCGGCGCTATGAAAGGAGCCTTTGGCTGATGGCAACGCGCGACCTGACATCCGTCCTGCTCAACGCTCTGGATGATGATGTAATCCAGCCCTTCTTCGCTGTGGTCTTCGAGTTTGATAGCCAGCCTGTCCGGGTCTGGACCGGGATCGGCGAGGCGACCATCGACGGGAACGTCTTCACCGGCACCGGGAACCTGCTCAACATCTCGTCCATCGAAGAGACCTCGGAGATGGCCGTGCGCGGGGCGACCCTGACCATGAGCGGCATTCCATCCGATCTTCTGAGCCTGGCGCTTCAGGAGCCGTATCAGGGTCGCGTATGCACCATCTACTTCGGCGTGGTCAGTGGCACGACGTATTCCAGCCTGACGCAGCTCTTCACGGGCTACATGGACGAGATGAACATCGACGAGGGGCCGGAGTTCGCCACCATCGAGATGAAGATCGAGAACAAGCTGATTGATTTGGAGCGGACGCGCGTTCGCCGGTTCTCATCCGGCTACCAGAAGTCGGTCTACCCCAACGACAAGGGCTTGGACTTCGTGGAGGCGCTTCAGGACAAGGAAATCCTCTGGGGCCGGAAGGCAACATGATCGAGTTTCGGCAGGAGTGCCTCATGCTGTGCGAGGACGAGGTTTCCCCGCTCGCAGCATTGGAGTGGGAGGAATCCGGGCACCCGACCGAAAGCCTCTGCATCGACTGGGACCAATACGCCGCGCTTGAGAACGTGGGAATGTTAAGGTTCTTCACGGCGCGCGACGGCTCAGCCTTGATTGGCTATATCGTGGTCATCGTGATGTCTCCGCTGACGACCAAGGGGAGCCTCGTCGCGGTTCTGGATTCGGCATATGTGGCGAAGCCATATCGCGGGAAAACCGGGTATCAGCTATTTTACTTCGTCGAGACGTGCATGAAGGAGGACGGCGTCTTCCGCATTCTTGCGTCATCCTCGGCAAAGAATCCCATAGGTGCGTTCTTGGAGCGCATGGGCTATTGTGAGGTGGAAACCAAGTTCGAGAAGGCCCTCTGATGGTCATCATCTCATCCATCGCAGCGCTGGGCGCGACCGTCGCGGCGGCTTTCGGCTTCGGGGCTGTCGGGTTCGCTGCACAGCTTGCCATCGGGATCGGCACTCAGGTTGTCTTGGGCGCTGCTATGCGGGCGCTCGCTCCTAAGCCCAAGCTGCTCAGCACTCAGCAGCCACGGGGCTACACCGTAAACCAGCGCGGCTCTGCTCTGGACCACCAAATTGTCTACGGACGCGCCCGCGTCGGTGGGGCTATCGTATTCACCAGCACGACCGGCACGAATAACAAGTTCCTGCATCAGGTCATTGCCTACACCGGGCACGAGATCGAGGACTTCGATCAGATTTACATCAACGACGCGCGAGTAACGGGGATCGATGGCAGCGGAAACGTAACGCAGATCACCCTACCTGATGGCTCGACCAGTTCTCGCTATAACGGCTTTATCCGCATCAAAGAGAATCTAGGCGCGTCCGATCAGGCCGCCGATGCTGATCTGGTGGCCGAGGTCACGGATTGGACCGCGAACCATCGCCTGCGCGGCATCGCCTACCTGTATATCCGTTACACCTTCGATGCGGATGTGTTCCCTAACGGCGTCCCGGAAGTCACCGTCACGGTGAAGGGGAAGAAGGTCTATGATCCTCGCACCGCCACCACGGCTTGGTCGGATAACCCTGCCCTGTGCCTACGGGATTACCTGACGAGCGACTATGGCCTCGGGGAAGTTGCTGCGAATATCGACGATACGCTTGTGAGCGCTGCGGCGAACGTATGCGATCAGACCGACACGATAGCCGGAACGGCTCGCTACACCTGCAACGGAAACTTCACCACTGGTCAGACGCCGGACGACATTATCGGCGATCTGCTCACCAGTATGTCCGGCCTGCTTTGGTATGCGCAAGGCGAGTGGCGGATGAAGCCTGGCTACTGGGTCGCCCCGACCATTGAGTTCACCGAGGACGATCTTCGGTCGAACGTATTCGTCAACACGCGGCATTCGCGGCGGGACAATTTCAACACCATTCGAGGCACCTTCCGAGGCGACGAGACAGACTGGCAGTTGACGGACTATCCAGAGGTCACGAACGCGGCGTTCCTGTCGGCTGATAATGGACAGGAGAGTGTCGCGGACATCGAGTTGCCCTTCACAGACAACAGCATTGAGG